GTGGTACCGTTGCTTTAGCAAGTGGTGCAACACAGACAGGTTTTGGTAGAACAGGGACAGTAGATTGGCAAACATCAATTAAAACAGCTGCTAGTTTTACTGCAGTAAATGGTCAAGGATTTTTTGTAGATACTTCAAGTAATGCTATTACAGCAAACTTACCAGCAGGTTCTGTTGGAGCGATTGTAGCTTTTAAAGATTATGCACAAAATTTTGATACAAACGCTTTAACTATTGCTGCAAATGGATCTGAAAAAATAGAAGGTTTAACAAGTGATTTAGTTTTAGATACAGAAGGTCTTGCTACTACATTAGTATATGGAGATGCAACAAAAGGTTGGCAAGCAGTTAATAGTAATGAAGTTACAAATTCGTCAAAATTTATTGCAGCAACAGGAGGAACAATAACAACTGTTTGTACAAATTTTAAAGTTCATACATTTACAGGTCCTGGTACTTTTTGTGTTTCTTGTGTAGGTAATGCTGCAGGATCAAACAAAGTGTCTTATATGATTGTAGCTGGTGGTGGAGGTGGATCTTATGAAGGTGGTGGTGGAGCTGCAGGATTTAGAGAATCTAAAGCACCTTTTTGTAGTTACACAGCCTCACCTATAGCAATAACTGGTTCTTGTGGTGGAGTAACTGTTTCATCGGGACCTAACGCAATAGTCGTAGGGGGTGGAGCATCAGGAAGAACACAAAATACACCTTTAACTAGAGGTAACTCTTCATCAGGAGTAGGTATAACATCGGCAGGTGGTGGTAGTGGTAAAAACTCTGGAGTCCCAGAAACAAATTCTTGTGGAGGATCTGGCGGTGGTGGTAGATCAGGAACTCCTGCTCCTTTTTTAGTTGGAGCAGCAGGAAATGAACCTCCTGTAAATCCGGCACAAGGTTTTCCAGGTGGTAATTATATACCAGCAGGTAATCCAGCAGCTTCACAGAACACTGGCGGTGGTGGTGGTGGAGCAACAGAGAGAGGTCGTGGTTTAGCTGAAACAGATAGTGGTCTTGGAGGAGATGGAGCAACAACACATATTACAGGAAGTCCAGCAGCATACGCTGGCGGTGGTGGTGGTGGAGTTAATCCACCAAGTCCAGCACGAGCTGGAGGAGCTGGTGGTGGAGGACCCGGAGATACAATTAACGGAGGTGGTGGAAGTACAAACACTGGAGGAGGTGGTGGTGGTGCGTGGAACAGCACAGGTGGTAATGGTGGATCAGGAATAGTTGTGATAAGGTATAAATTTCAATAGGTAAAAATTATGAGTGAAGTAAAAGTAAATAAAATTAGCCCACGATCCGGAACAACGGTAACGCTAGGAGATAGTGGCGATACGTTTACAATTCCTAGTGGTGCAACAATTAATAATCAAGGAACGGCAACAAACTTTGGTGCAACAGGTTCAGCGTCTTGGAATACAACAGTTAAGACAGGAGATTTTACAGCAGTAGCTGGTGAAGGGTATTTTGTAAACACAACAAGCGGTGCAATTAATGTAACTCTTCCAGCAGGAACAGCAGGAGCAGTTGTAGCTATAAAAGATTATGCAAAAACTTTTGATACAAACGCAGTAACATTAGTTAGAAATGGTTCAGATAAAATTGGTGGTGCAGCTATTAATGCAACTTTAAGTGAAGAAGGTATAGCTGTCACATTAGTTTTTGTAGATTCAACACAAGGGTGGTTAGTAACAGATTCAGGTTTACAATCAGAAGCACCAACAGCAGAATATATTGTGGCTACAGGTGGAACAATAACAACAGTAGATACAAATTTTAAAGTTCATACATTTACAGGTCCTGGTACTTTTACTGTTTGTTCAGTAGGTAATGCAGCAGGTTCAACTGAAATTTCTTATATGGTAGTAGCTGGTGGTGGGGGTGGAAAAGACGGAGGAGGTGGAGCTGGTGGTTTTAGAGAAGGTAAAACTCCGCAATGTACATATACAGCAAGTCCATTAGCTTGTACTTCAGGTTCTAATAATGGATTATCAGTAACTGCAACAGGTTATCCGGTAGTAGTAGGTGGCGGTGGTGGTACAAGTACAAAAGGATCTGATTCTGTTTTTTCAGGAACAACAACTATTACATCCACAGGTGGTGGTTTAGGTGGTAATTTTTGTGGATCTTTACCAGGAGAAAGTGGTGGATCTGGTGGTGGAGGTGGTGGTGGACCAAATCCCGGTAACGGAGCTGCTCCAGGTGGAGCTGGTAATACTCCTCCAGTTTCTCCTTCTCAAGGATTTGCAGGGGGTAGTGGTTATCATAAGTGTGGATCACATTTTTCAGGTGGTGGAGGTGGAGGTGCAACTCAAGTAGGAGCATCAAAACCAAGCGGACCTGCACCTGAAACACCATTTGGTAATGGTGGAGATGGAGCAACAACAAGTATTAATGGATCACCAACTGCATTTGCAGGTGGTGGAGGTGCCGCAAATGCTTATTCTACAGGAGGAACTGGTGGCACAGGAGGAGGTGGTGCAGGAAATGGTAATAATCCAGGAACAATTAATACTGGTGGTGGTGCTGGTGGAACAGGTTCAGGTGGTTCTGGTATAGTAATAATAAGGTATAAATTTCAATAGTTGAATGGTAATTAAAAATAAGATATAAGGAGAATAATTATGGCACATTTTGCAAAACTAGGAGCTAACAGTAAAGTTATTCAAGTACTTACTTTGAAT